AGTTTAGGGATGTATACGGATGTTGAGAGTTTGATACCCGACATGGTAATGATACCGGTGGACAGTCTATCTTACTTGCTGCAGCACCAATTTATCAATTGTTATTCTAGGTTGTTCGAAGGCATGCGCAGGGGAGAGCTCTTTGATCTGCTCTGGGAGGATTCCTGCACTAACATGGATCTGACAGCAGAAAGGTTTGAAGAGAACATCTTCATGTCTAGGGCTCCCTTCAATCCGGTTAACGAACATTTGAGGAATCTGAAGTCTGTATTCGACACACATAAGTATTTTATGGAGCACTTAGGAAGTTATGACGAAAAGGTTGTCCTCGCTAAGACTGCAGTGGAAGTGGGTGAGGACTACTTCACCAGGTTGGAGAGTAACGATTTCAATTTCGACCCTAATGTTTGCACAATAGTGGGCGATTATGCATCAAAAATCCTATCAGCGTCAAAATCAAAGGCTGAGCTCCAAGAGTCAATGAACAGGTATATAGAGAGGAGTTATACTGAAATCGCGTCAGGTAAGGGCATGCGAGATGAGTCAGGTGTATTTTGGGGTAAAAAAGGTCACGAAGTGGTCAACGAGGAGTTGTCAGAAACTCTGAATGCTTCCGAAATAATCGGAAACTTCCCTGACAACGCCTCTGATTTCAAGAAACTACTCTCAAGTTCAAACGTTAGCTTCTTCAAGAAAATATCTGAGCTGACGAACCCAATATTAGAATTCGACATGAAGGACAAAGTGCAGTATAAGGGCTCAAGAGAGATTTATGTAATGACAAAGCTCACAAAACTGTTGCAGAACCCGATTGATAAATTCTTTGCCCAACTATGCAAATGTTTCCCAAACGAGTTGATACACAAGCCCAGCGGTTCAAGGCCCAAGTACATACATTCAAAAATATTTGAACAGGAGCATATTAATGAGTACGTGTTGTATTGTACCATGGACTGCAGGAAATGGGCACCTAGGTCGAATCTATGGAAATATTACTTCTTTGTCAAAGCCATGAAGCCTGCACTGCCTAAGACTTTCTACGACTACTTCATGAAATTTTGGAAACTGATGTTTAAAAAGAGGGTCAGAATCCAGTCTCACTACATAGAGTTACTTATGACTA